CCAACGGGTCGAGTGGAACGAGTGGCACCAACGGAACGTCGGGTACAAATGGAACGAGCGGTACAAACGGTTCGAGTGGTACAAGTGGAACCAACGGGTCGAGCGGAACGTCCGGAACTCGCGGAACATCTGGCACCAATGGTTCAAGTGGAACCTCTGGCACGAACGGTTCAAGTGGAACGAGTGGCACGAACGGTTCAAGTGGAACGAGTGGCACGAACGGTTCAAGCGGAACGAGTGGCACCAACGGAACGTCGGGTACAAATGGAACGAGCGGAACGAATGGTTCGAGTGGAACGAGTGGTACGAACGGTTCGAGCGGAACTTCGGGCACCAACGGAACGAGCGGAACGAATGGTTCGAGTGGAACATCCGGCACGAACGGTTCAAGTGGAACCTCTGGCACCAACGGGTCGAGTGGAACGAGTGGCACCAACGGAACGTCGGGTACAAATGGAACGAGCGGCACGAACGGTTCAAGTGGAACCTCTGGCACCAACGGGTCGAGTGGAACGAGTGGCACGAACGGTTCAAGTGGAACCTCCGGCACCAACGGAACGTCGGGTACAAATGGAACGAGCGGAACGAATGGTTCGAGTGGAACGTCCGGAACTCGCGGAACATCTGGCACCAATGGTTCAAGTGGAACCTCTGGCACGAATGGTTCAAGCGGAACGAGTGGCACCAACGGAACTTCGGGTACAAATGGAACGAGCGGAACGAATGGTTCGAGTGGAACGAGTGGTACGAACGGTTCGAGCGGAACTTCGGGCACCAACGGAACGAGCGGAACGAACGGTTCAAGTGGAACCTCTGGCACCAACGGGTCGAGTGGAACGAGTGGCACCAACGGAACGTCGGGTACAAATGGAACGAGCGGCACGAACGGTTCAAGTGGAACCTCTGGCACCAACGGGTCGAGTGGAACGAGTGGCACGAACGGTTCAAGTGGAACCTCTGGCACCAACGGGACGTCGGGTACAAATGGAACAAGCGGAACCAATGGTTCGAGTGGAACGTCCGGAACTCGCGGAACATCTGGCACCAATGGTTCAAGTGGAACCTCTGGCACGAACGGTTCAAGCGGAACGAGTGGCACCAACGGAACTTCGGGTACAAATGGAACGAGTGGCACGAACGGTTCAAGTGGAACCTCTGGCACCAACGGTTCAAGCGGAACGAGTGGCACGAACGGTTCAAGTGGAACCTCTGGCACCAACGGGTCGAGTGGAACGAGTGGCACCAACGGAACGTCGGGTACAAATGGAACGAGCGGAACGAATGGTTCGAGTGGAACGTCCGGTACCAACGGGTCGAGTGGAACGAGTGGCACCAACGGAACGTCGGGTACAAATGGAACGAGCGGTACAAGTGGAACCAACGGGTCGAGCGGAACGTCCGGAACTCGCGGAACATCTGGCACCAATGGTTCAAGTGGAACCTCTGGCACGAACGGTTCAAGTGGAACGAGTGGCACGAACGGTTCAAGTGGAACCTCTGGCACCAACGGGTCGAGTGGAACGAGTGGCACCAACGGAACGTCGGGTACAAATGGAACGAGCGGTACAAACGGTTCGAGTGGTACAAGTGGAACCAACGGGTCGAGCGGAACGTCCGGAACTCGCGGAACCTCTGGCACGAACGGTTCAAGTGGAACCTCTGGCACGAACGGTTCAAGTGGAACGAGTGGCACGAACGGTTCAAGTGGAACCTCTGGCACGAACGGTTCAAGCGGAACGAGTGGCACCAACGGAACGTCGGGTACAAATGGAACGAGCGGAACGAATGGTTCGAGTGGAACGAGTGGCACGAACGGTTCGAGCGGAACGTCCGGAACTCGCGGAACATCTGGCACCAATGGTTCAAGTGGAACCTCTGGCACGAACGGTTCAAGTGGAACCTCTGGCACGAACGGTTCAAGTGGAACGAGTGGCACCAACGGAACGTCGGGTACAAATGGAACGAGCGGAACGAATGGTTCGAGTGGAACGAGTGGCACGAACGGAACGTCGGGTACAAATGGAACGAGCGGAACGAATGGTTCGAGTGGAACGTCCGGTACCAACGGGTCGAGTGGAACGTCCGGAACTCGCGGAACATCTGGCACCAATGGTTCAAGTGGAACCTCTGGCACCAATGGTTCAAGTGGAACCTCTGGCACCAATGGTTCAAGTGGAACCTCTGGCACGAACGGTTCAAGTGGAACGAGTGGCACGAACGGTTCAAGCGGAACGAGTGGCACCAACGGTTCAAGCGGAACGAGTGGCACCAACGGAACGTCGGGTACAAATGGAACGAGCGGAACGAATGGTTCGAGTGGAACGAGTGGTACGAACGGTTCGAGCGGAACGTCCGGAACTCGCGGAACATCTGGCACCAATGGTTCAAGTGGAACCTCTGGCACGAACGGTTCAAGTGGAACGAGTGGCACGAACGGTTCAAGCGGAACGAGTGGCACCAACGGAACGTCGGGTACAAATGGAACGAGCGGAACGAATGGTTCGAGTGGAACGAGTGGCACGAACGGAACGTCGGGTACAAATGGAACGAGCGGAACGAATGGTTCGAGTGGAACGAGTGGCACGAACGGAACGTCGGGTACAAATGGAACGAGTGGAACGAATGGTTCGAGTGGAACGTCCGGTACCAACGGGTCGAGTGGAACGTCCGGAACTCGCGGAACATCTGGCACCAACGGTTCAAGCGGAACGAGTGGCACGAACGGTTCAAGTGGAACCTCTGGCACTAACGGGTCGAGTGGAACTTCGGGTACCAACGGAACGTCGGGTACAAATGGAACGAGCGGAACGAATGGTTCGAGTGGAACGTCCGGTACATCATTATCCATCTCCGGAACAAATCGACTGGTAAAAATCTCTGGCACAAACACTATATCATCAAGCAATTTCTTGTATGATGACGGCACTAACCTTGGTATTGGTACAATTACACCGAATGCAAAATTGGATGTAAATGGAAATACAATCATAACAGGATCATTGACTGTTACAGGCACAATAGCTGCGGCTACGCCAGATTTCTCTCCAATATTTATGATGATGGGGGCATAATTATAGTAAATTATTGCTTGACAATCTATGTTATAGTTATATAATGGCGGAGAATGAGTAATTTAAATGTTTGCGCACACACTTCCTATATAGGAGTAACGGGTCTAAATAATCATTTTAGACATTTTTTAAGAGAATTATCTAAGCATTGCAACCTAAAAGCGCGCAATTTCACCGTAGGTGAGACGTGGGGAGGAAATAATACTCCACACGACAAGGAGCCATATCTAACAGAAACAGATAAGAAAATTCTATACAAACAAACTTTGTGGGATAATGGTGTACGTAAGGATTATTCAATATATGAACAACCTACGGAACCATTCGATGTAAATTTGGTAATAGAAATTGTAGACGGGTTCTACTTCTACGATAGCTATAAAGGACCAAAGATTGCATATATGGTATGGGAATCTACCAGACTTCCACAGCACTTCTTTGACCGTATCGTAGGATATGATGAGATTTGGGTAGCCAGCAATTGGCAAAAAGAATGTATGGTAAAACAAGGAATGTCGGAAGCAAAACTACAGGTTGTTCCGGCGGGTGTTGAATCCGAAGTATTTTTTCCGGAGAATATAGAGTTTGATGAATATTATAAAGATGGACGATTTAAATTTGTAGTTTTTGGTCGCTGGGAGTATAGAAAATCCACAACTGAAATAATTCGGACATTTCTCGCAACGTTTGGCCGAGATGAGCCAGTAGACTTAATTATATCAGTAGACAATAGGTTCTCCCAAGATGAATTTAAAACTACCGAAGAAAGGCTTGCACATTTCGGGATTGAAGACTCGCGTATAAAAATATTACATTTTACATCCCGCGAAGACTATATAAAATTCATAAAAAAGGGGCACGTTTTTCTTTCTTGTGCTCGCGGAGAAGGTTGGAATTTGCCATTGATAGAGGCGATGGCATGTGGAACTCCTGTGATATATTCTAATTGCAGTGGCCAGCTGGAATTTACAAAAAATCGAGGATTGCCAGTAAGAATTATGGGAGAGAAGATTTCTCCGGTGTGTTCCGGGGATTTTTATGAGCCGGATTTTTCACATCTGGGTGAAGTGATGCGCGATGCATATAAAAATTACGATTCGCATAAAACTCGGGCCATGTTATATTCTCCCGATATTCGGCGAGAATATAGCTGGGAAGCAGTGGGGGAAATTGGAGCCACCAAACTTAAAAATTTCAATTCCAGCAGAAAAATAAATGCGGCCAAGAAAAAACTAAAGATTTTATATATAGCCCAACATTTATCTACGGGCGGGGCTCCACAGTACTTGCTCAAAAAAATACAATTACTTAACGACGAATTTGAGGTGTACTGTGTCGAATATAACTTCATTGCGTCGGAGTATGTAGTACAGCGCGATGCAATCATAGGTCTTTTGGGTGACAGGTTTACTAGTATTGGGGATAGACCCAAAGAGGATTTGCTGGAAATAATAAAAAATATTTCTCCGGACGTGATTCATTTAGAAGAATTCCCGGAATCCTTCGTTCGTTCGGACATAGCAAAGACTATTTATAGAAAGGATAGAAATTATCTATTATTTGAGAGCTATCACGGGATTTATTTTAAACCCGAAGAAAAGGTATTTTTCCCAGATAAGTTTTTGTTTGTGTCTGAATATCAGGCCGATATTTATAAGCAATTCGGAGTGCCGTACAGTATCGTAGAATATCCTATAGATATATCTGAGCCAGACAAGGTAAATTCAAAGAAATCTCTAGGACTTGACCCGGAATATAAACATATCATACAAGTAGGTCTGTTTGCTCCATGGAAAAATCAAGCTGAGACAATAGAACTTGCTCGGGCTCTGACTGGTAAGAAGGTCAAATTCCACTTTATAGGAAATCAAGCGTCAAATTTCGAGCAGTATTGGAAACCTATTATGGAAGCCCTTCCTAATAATTGTGTTATTTGGGGAGAAAGAAAAGACGTGGATACGTTTTGCCAAGCGGCAGATTTAATGATATTTCCATCTAAAATGGAGACCTCCCCTCTAGTTATACGCGAAGCAATTTCGTGGAAATTGCCTTGTCTTATACACAATTTACCAGCATATAAAAACATGTATGCGAAATATAGTAATGTAAAGTACTTGACACCGGGAGATTTTACAACTAATATCAATCTAATTAAAAGTGAATTATATCTATGAAGTACGAGCTAATTGACAGTTATAAAAATGCAATGCTTAGTCCTACAGACGTGGGAGACATACACAATAATATACGAATCAGCTTCGTAGATGGCCCAAAAGTCAATATAACCGGGGATATTCCGGAAGAATATACAGTCGATTTTATAGACTTGGATAAGAACTCTATCACCTATTCTACCACTATAAAAAATAATATGTGGTGTGCAGATAACACGAAATATTTTGTAAATTGGAAAGTTGTCGTGAAACTCGGTTCTACGGTGGTAAAAGAAGAAAAATTAACATTAGAAAATAAACCGGTAAAAGTAGTGTTAGATACACAATCAATTGGGGATTTGATTGCTTATATTGGAGCAGTAAACGAATTCCAATTTAAACATAAATGTCAATTACATTGCGTCGTTTTTAGCGAAGTGATGCGTAACATATTTATAGAAAATTATAAAAATATATCTTTTTCCGGTGTAAATGAGCGGGATGAAGACTATTATGCGGCATACAAGATAGGTTGGTTTTCGAATTGGCAAGGTCGTGCAAGACGTAACCCTCAACATATGTGTTTGGCAAATATTGCAAGCGATATACTAGGATTTGGAATGGTAGATTTCAAACCGACGTTTGCATTTGATAGGTCAAAGAAGCATGGCGATAAAAAATATGTATGTATTGGAATGCAATCTACCGCGCAATTCAAGTACTGGAACAATAAGACGGGGTGGGACGAAGTTGTTAGATACTTAAAACAACTTGGATATGAGGTGTGGTGCATAGATAGACACAGTTCGTATGGAAGTAAAGAGTCTATGAACTATATGCCGAGAGGAGCGGTCGATAAGACGGGGGATTTCCCACTCGAAGTTCGCATGGAACAACTGAGTGGGGCTGACTTTTTCATCGGGCTAAGTTCTGGTCTATCATGGATTGCATGGACAGTTGGAATTCCGGTAATATTGATTAGTGGAGTGGGTGACAGATTTACAGAGTTTTTCACGCCACACAGAGTTATAAATAAAAGCGTGTGTCACGGATGCACAAACGATGACACTACCAAATTCGATAAAGGAAATTGGATGTATTGTCCCCGAAAGAAAAATTTCGAGTGCACCACACAAATCAGCTCTGAAATGGTCATTAAAGAAATTGACAAATTGCAAACTCCATTCTACAGAAACACAATACACAAATTCCAGTGGGGAAGCCGGGTGACAACTGGCCAAAAGGAATTGTTATATAGAGAAATATTCTTGGACAATGTATATGAATCTATGTTTGAAGTTCAAGACGGAGATATTGTTATGGACATTGGCGCACACGTTGGCGCATTTTCATGTGGCGCATTTAGAAAGAAGCCAAAGCTTGTCGTGGCAGTCGAACCAAGTGCAATTAGGTCCGAAGTATTAAAGAAAAATCTAGAAGGATTGCCGGTCATCGTAGTAAACAAAGGCGTATCAAAAGAGCCTCAATTTATAAAAGATGGATTGGTGTATGACTGTGTGGTTGAGGATTTCACGACGGCTCCATTATTAGACATAATGGCGGAGGCTAAGATTGACAAAATAGATTTCATGAAGATTGACTGTGAGGGTGGGGAATATGATATATTCACGGTTGAAAACAGAGATTGGATTATGAAAAATGTCAAGAAAGTTGCTGGTGAGTGGCATCTAGAAGATGAACCCAGAACCGAGGCATTCCGTAAATTTAGAGATACTTATCTAGTTACCATTAATAACTACGAAGTTCGTAGTGTAGATGGCGTAGATATAAAATGGGATTTATTCAATGAACATTTCCTAGAATATTACGAAGAAATTCTAATTTATATGGATAATCGGCCATCTGATGAAATTGCTGCCGAGAAACAAAAGAAAGTAAGTTTGGTAGTAAATACGCCTCCGCCAAAAATTGATAATTCGCCAGAAGCAAGACAGTCTACAAAATTAATAACCGACCCATCTTTTTATAATAATCTGTTTAATTTGAAAGGTAAAACCGCAGTCGTCACTGGGGCGGGTGGGCATTTGGGCGCATCTATTTGCATGGGACTGGTGGCACAAGGTGCAAAAGTGTATGCTATTGGTAGAGATGTATCAAAAATAAAAGATAAGTTATTAACAGCGGAAAATTTTCTAAAAGATAATATTATACCAACCGTATGCGACGTGACAGACAGGAGTCAGTTCCAATCGGTCATAGACAATATAGGCGACGTAGATATTTTAGTAAATAATGCGTTCAACGAAAAAAGAAAACCGTTCGAACAATTGACAGATGCAGACTGGTCTACTGGCATGGATAACATTCTCACTCAGCAATTCATGTGCTGTCAGGTAGTTTTACCAAAAATGACCAAGAAAAATTATGGCAATATAATTAATATTGCGTCCATATATGGAATGATTGGAATAGACCAACGTGCATATCAAGTTGTACCAAGTTCGACCGCGTTTTATTGTGCAGCAAAAGCGGCATCTATTCAACTGACCAAAGAACTTGCAGTTCAATATGCCGATAAAGGTATAAGAGTAAATTGTATAAGTCCGGGCCACTTTCCTAAACCCCCAGCAGACGCGGCGAATGCAAATCCACAGTATGTACGTGGGCTATCCGACATGGTACCAATGAAACGTGTTGGCTGCGCCGACGAAATTGCTGGTGGGGCAGTATTCTTGGCATCCGACGCCTCGTCATATGTAACAGGACACAATCTTATAATTGATGGTGGAAGAACTATTTGGTAATTTTTCTTGACATATAGATTTAAAAGTTTACTATATTTCTATACATGAAAGCTGCCGTTTTATATAAAAAGAACGAACCGTTAGTTATAGAAGATGTCGAACTACCAAACACTCTAGACTACGGTCAAGTTATAGTAAAGGTGTTAGTTAGCGGTCTTTGTGGAGCACAACTCCAAGAGATAGCCGGACTAAAAGGAAATGAAAAATTCATGCCACATCTTATCGGTCACGAGGGATGTGGCATTGTTGAGGCAATAGGACCGGGAGTAACCAAAGTAAAATTTGGTGATAAGGTAGTTATGCATTGGAGAAAGGGGAGTGGAATAGAAGCCAAGTTTCCTGTTTATAGGTTGAATGGAAAGTCCATGTCTGGTGGGAAGATTACGACATTGTCGGAATATAGCGTGGTATCGGAAAATAGATTGACCAGAGTGGCGCTCGATACTCACAACGATTTTGTTGCTCTCTTGGGATGTGGTTTATCAACCGGATTTGCCGTCGTAAACAAAGATGCAAATATAAAATTTGGAGAGAGCGTATTGGTTTTGGGGTGTGGTGGAGTGGGATTAAATTGTATTTATGCGGCAAGTTTATCTCAGGCATATCCAATATATGGAGTGGACATTGCACCAGAAAAAGAAGGTATAGTAACTAGAAACGGAGGCATCTTTTTTAATGGAAATGAATATGCAGACCTTCCGGGTCCATTCGACTGCATCATAGACACCACCGGCAACATGGCTTTGGTTTCTCGATACTTGCCTCTGCTTTCCGACCGGGGGCGTTGCATATTAGTGGCCCAACCGAAACCAGATTCACAACTCACGGTAATCAATCCGGGAAAACTATTCTCCACCGGAGGCCAATCCATTCGTACTACTCAAGCTGGTGGATTTGACCCGGATTCCGATATTCCCAGATATTTAAATCTCTACAAGAACCAACTAATAAAGTTACAAAACTTAATCACAGATAGACACGGTCTGTTAAACATCAACTCCGCAGTTGACCAGCTCCGCTCGGGTAAAAGTGGAAGAATAATGATTGATATTTAAAATATGTTAAACGAACGCTCAAAACAGTTACGTAGAGACTTATATAAGCTCTCGAAAGCAAATGGTGGCTATCATTACGGTGGCACATTTTCAACAATTGAAATTTTGTCAAATTTATATGACAGAGTCCTTGGTAAAGACGATAAGTTCATTTTGAGCAAAGGACACTCTTGCTGGGGGCTTTATGTAATTTTGCGAGAGAAGGGGTTGAATCCTACACTGGAAGGACATCCACACTTGGATATACCAAATGGAATACATTGGACAACTGGTAGCGAGGGTCACGGATTTCCTGCCGGTATGGGAATGGCATTCGCAAAAAAGAAATTGAAAAAGAATGGGCGTGTGTTTGTATTAATGGGAGACGGAGAATGCCAAGAAGGAACTACTTGGGAAAGCTTGTTATTGGGAGGATTTCACAAGTTGAACAACCTTACAATAATAGTCGATTTTAACAAAATTCAAGGCTCCGGTTATGTCAGCGATATCTTACCAGTAGATAATATCGCAGCAGTTGCGCAGTCTTGTGGGTGGGACGTTTCTATAATAGATGGACACGCCGAGTCCGAGATATTGGCGGCGCTGCTAGCCACCAGCGATAAGCCGCGTTTTGTTGTAGCAAATACAGTGAAAGGAAAAGGTGTGGATTTTATGGAGAACAAGCCCGAATGGCACTCCAAGTGGCCGAACGCAGCGGAAGAAGCTGAGATTCTTAAACAATTATCCTAAATATATGAGAAAAGCATTTGGTAAAACTATAGTAACTCTAGGAAAGAAAGACCCAAATCTATTCTTGCTTACCGGAGACGTGGTCCAAGAAATGGACGAATTCAAGCAACAATTCCCGGACAGGTTTTATAACCTTGGACTGTGTGAGCAGAGTATGATTAGTATGGCAGCTGGGATGTGTTTAGAGGGCATTCGCCCCGTGGTATACTCCATCACCCCATTTCTACTGGAACGCCCGTTTGAGCAGATTAAAATCGACATTGACGAGCAATGTTTGCCGGTGACATTAATTGGATTCTCGGACTATCCTACACATGGCCCTACACACCGACCATTGAATGCGCCGGGATTATGTGCACTATTCAAGAATATTGTCAGCTTTTTCCCGAGAAATTCGGAGGAAACCGAGAGAGCGATGATTGAGGCGCATCTATTGAAGAAACCGGCAATAATTTGTCTTAAAAAAGACGGCAAGCATCTAATATGAGTAAACGAATTTTAGTGATAGGTGACAGTTGTCGAGACGTGCATGTTTATTGCTCATCAACTCGTATGTGTCCAGACAAGCCAGTACCAATCCTACAGATTGTTGACCAGAACGACAATCCCGGCATGGCAAAGAATGTGCATCGAAATATCAAAACGACCATAGATGATTGTGACATTGTGACCAATTCTAATTGGTATAATATCACAAAAACACGATATGTCCACAGTTCCACTAATCATATGTTTTTTAGATTAGATTCGGCGGAAGAAATGCAACGTATTAACTTGGGCGATATTAATTATTTATACGATTATATTGTAATATCCGATTACGATAAGGGATTTTTGACCGAGTCGGACATTGAGGATATTTCTAAAAATCATACCAACGTGTTTTTAGACACCAAAAAAGTATTGGGGGCTTGGACTAAGTATGTTAAATTTATTAAAATAAATGACCACGAATTTGCTAGGTCTAAGAGTGTTATAACCTCCGAGATGGCCGGTAAAATAATTCAAACATCCGGGGCAGACGGATGTTATTATCTCGGGGAGAATTTCCCAGTCGAGCGAGGAGACGTTATTGACGTATCCGGGGCCGGGGATTCTTTCTTGGCCGGGTTGGTGATAGAATATAGCAAAAATGAAGATATCCGGGCGGCAATCAAATTCGCGAACAAGTGTGCAAGTAAAGTGGTGAAGCATCGCGGTGTATCTGTCATATGAACTTGTACGTAACCCACAGCGATGAGAATTACGTATCAGTCGCCGAGAAGTTGTTCGATAGTCTTAAATTAACTTCTACCAACAATATAATTTATTACACGGGTGTGAGTGGTTGGGGCCGTGGGCAATAAAGAAAATATAGCCATAATTTGGAGAAAAATTTAAAACTTCGTATATATATATAAGAAAGTTACAACACTATGAAAAAAGCCAGCGGTAAAAAAAATATTGATATAGTACAAGATTATTTAAACGGAGAACGCCCATTTGTCCAAGTCGGATATGCGGGAGAAAAAGACAAATACATCATTCGAAAATTGGGAGAAACGTGGACGGATTCGAGTGGAAAAGAATGGGTTGAGAAGGAAAGCGGCCCACAGAGTACAACCCGAGTCATGGATATAGTTCGACTGGAAACTAACGACAAGTGTTCGGGGTGTAAGCGAGAACTTCGTTGGGGTAACAAACTGGACAGAAAGATGTTTTTCAAGACGCAGAAGTGCTTCGACTGCTTGGTCGAAGAAGAGACCCAACTAAAAATAAAAGGTAAATATAAATTGTACGAGACGCGCAAACTTCTGGAAAACGAGATTTCATATTTGAACGATGTCAGACAAAAATTGAAGGATGGTAAGAAGTATTTGGAAGAGAATAAGATAATCACGTTCGTAAACTCCAACGGTCTCGTGGAAGAGTGGAAGAACGAAGCCCGCCTAGAACTTCTAGAAGGCATTGAAAAAGACTTTGTTACATGCTTAAAAAAACTTAAGTCTGCCCAAAAGGAGCTAACAAAGACCACCAATGCAATTAACGAAGTTCTTGCCACAAAGTGATCTCATCGACGGACTTGCTCTCCGCGTAAAAAGCAGATATCCGGAAAAGGGCGCGTGTGAATTCATAGCTAAGGAATTGGTTGCCGAACTATCGGCTAGGGGGATTATCGCTCACCACGTGGAGGGAAATTTCCATCTAGACGAACCCGCATCGTATCTGTTTATTAGTCCTCTTGATGAGGTCAATGACGAATATACAATAGATCATAATTGGGTAGAAGTCGAGGGAGTCGTGATAGATGCCGCCGCATCGCAGTTCAGAAAATACGTATACGAGGAAATTCCGGAAGTTGTTATGGCCAATCATACTCATCCGCTATATACAAAATACGAACCATTAAACTATGTCTGAGCCTATCAAATCTAAAAATATCAAGGATGTCATTCGCGAAGAATACATAAAATGCGCGAAAGGCCCCATATATTTCATGAAGAAGTATGTGAAAATCCAGCATCCGACGAGGGGCACTTTGGCATTCTTAACATACCCATTCCAAGATTTGGCGTTGGAAGATTTCGTCAAACATAATCAAAATATAATTCTAAAATCCCGACAGATGGGAATTACTACTCTCGTATCCGGGTACGCTCTATGGTTGATGACATTTCATTCGGACAAGGAAATATTATGTCTCAGTATTACACAGGAGACTTCGAAAGCGATTGTTACCAAGGTTAGATTCGCGAATGATAATTTACCAAGTTGGCTAAAAATTCCCGCGACGGAAGATAACAGACTGTCTCTGAAATTAAAGAATGGGTCACAAATAAAAGCCGCATCGAGTGCCGGTACATCCGGTCGTTCGTCCGCGCTGTCTTTGTTAATCGTCGACGAAGCTGCATTCATTGAAGGGATAGAAGAAATCTGGCTGTCCGCGCAGTACACCCTATCGACTGGTGGTAAGGCTATTATTCTATCTACTCCGAATGGCGTGGGAAATTTCTTTCATAAGTTATGGGTACAATCCGAGCAAGGTTTGAACGATATGAATCGTATAAGTTTGCCGTGGCACTTACACCCAGAAAGAGACCAAAAATGGCGAGATGAGCAAACTAAACTATCGGGAGAAAAAGGCGCTGCACAGGAATGTGATTGTGAATTTTCTACTTCGGGTAACACCGTGGTAGATATCCCAACATTACAATGGTACGAAAAAACTCAATCGCGGGAGCCACACGAAAAGAGAATGTTTGATAAAGGATATTGGATATTTGAGTATCCCCAGCCCGGTAAAAGTTATATGATATCTGCGGACGTTGCGCGAGGAGATGCTGCGGATTTCTCGGCATGTCAAGTACTTGACATAGAAACCATGGAACAAGTTGCAGAATATAAAGGAAAACTTCCTACGAAGGAATATGCAAGATTGCTGATGACGATTGGTACCGAATATAACACAGCACTTGTTGTAGTAGAAAATGCCAATGTTGGTTGGGCGGTAATTCAAGAGATTATAGATAATAATTATCCCAACTTATTTTATAGTTCAACAGATTTGCAATATGTTGACGTCGAGGCTCAAATGACAAACAAAATAAATTCCGAGGAAAGAAAGATGACTCCGGGATTTACCACGTCCAATAAGTCTAGACCATTATTAATATCAAAGCTTGAGAGCTATATAAGAAATAAAGAACCAATTCTACATAGCAAGCGGCTAATAGAGGAATTGAACGTATTTATATGGAAAGTCACGGGCTCATCTGCCAAGGCGGAGGCTATGACCGGATATAATGACGATTTAGTTATGTCGCTTGCAATTGGACTTTGGATAAGAGACGTTGCGCTGAGATTGCGCAAAGAAACCGACGCTGTTACTCGCGCTGTTATATCAAAGATAGGGTCAACGTCAAACGACCAAACAAAAAACTCAAGTGGGCCATTATTGAGGTCGGGTGGAACAAATCCATATGGAGTATATAATGACCCATGGCAAATGAAAATTGGAGGACCGGGTGGCGGGCGGTCTCCAATAGATTTAAAATGGCTATTGTAACAATAATGCCCCACTGGCATTATAAAAACCCAAAATTTGATATTTATGAGATAGAGACTCATATATATACAAATACAATCGGTAAAATTTATGGCTGAACAAAAAGACTTATTCACGAGATTAAAGAAGATGTTTTCGACGAACGTTATTGCCCGTCATAAGGGCGGCAAAACGTTGAAGATTATAGACACGGATAACGTTCAGTACGCGACGGATAGAAACAGTCTGCGAGACAGATTTAATAGACTGAGAAGTTCTACTTATAATTTACACAATAGAGACATGTCCATGGCATATCAATCGTCTCGATTGGAGTTGTTCAGAGACTACGACGTGATGGATATGGACCCAATCATCGCCTCAGCATTGGATATTTACTCAGATGAATGTCTGGTGCCAAGTGAATTTGGGCAAGTGTTAACCATTCGCTCAAAAAACGAAAATATAAAAAAAATACTAGAAAACTTGTTTTATGATATTCTCAACATCGAATTTAATATGTGGAGTTGGACTCGTAACATGTGTAAGTATGGAGATTTTTTCCTACGGTTGGAAATATCTCCAGAGTATGGTGTGCACGGGGTACATCCTATTAGCCCGTATGAACTTACACGCGTCGAAGGTTCCGACCCCAAAAACCTAAGCTACGTAAAATATCAACACGACGGATTGGGCGGAGGAATGGAATACGAAAATTTCGAAATCGCGCACTTCCGGCTGATTTCGGATAGTAACTTTTTGCCGTATGGTAAAAGCATGATTGAGCCCGCCCGTCGCGTTTGGAAGCAATTAAGTCTGGCGGAAGACGCCATGTTAATTCACCGCATAATACGCGCACCGGAGAAGAGAATTTTCAAGATTGACGTCGGCAACATTCCCCCGGCGGAGATTGATTCGGCGATGCAAAAAATTATAGGACAAGTCAAAAAAGTCCCATATATTGATGAGAAGACCGGAGATTATAATTTGCGGTTTAATCTAAATAACATGATGGAGGATTTCTATCTACCAGTTCGCGGGGGAGATAGCGGAACTACAATTGATACTTTGCCCGGAATGGAATTTACGGGTATTGATGATTTGGAATATATTCGTAACAAGATGATGTCCGCATTAAAGATTCCAAAGGCATTTCTTGGATATGAAGAAGGAATTTCTGGAAAAGCTACGTTGGCCGCAGAAGACGTTCGATTTGCCAGAACCATAGGTAGAATTCAACGCATCATTGTCTCAGAATTGACCAAGATTGCAATTGTTCACTTGTATGTTCAGGGCTATCAAGACGCATCTCTCGTAGATTTCGAATTGGAACTAAGCAATCCATCCACGATATTTGAACAAGAGAAAATCGAAATCTGGCAAAGTAAAGTCAACGTCTCCAAAGACATGATGGAATCGAATCTATTCAGCAAGCGTTGGATTTATTCGAAAGTATTTAAGATGTCCGACGAAGATATTGAAGAATTGCAGACCGATGTTATAAAGGATAAGAAAGGTGAGTGGAGAATGGCACAAATTACTGAAGAAGGCAATGACCCAGCAACAAGTGGTCAAAAAATGTCAGACGGTGCGCCGGGAGATGTGGGTGGAGGCGGAGGGCCAGATATGGGAAATGAACCGTTAGATATGGGGGCCGACAATACCGAATTACCAAGTCCGGGAGAAGGCGAACCAAAAGGAGGAGATTTGCCGCCGTTGGAAGAAGTTGAGGAAGTGGACGGAGAAGAACTTGACGAAGAAACCCGCAAAGAACGCGAACGTGGAATTAGACCAAGCCAAGAAGGAAAAAAACAATTATATAGCGACACATTTACAAAAACTCGTGGAGAAGATATCCTCGGAAACAAGGGAAATGTTGAACATTCCAAGAGTGATAGACGAACCCGACATATATATAGAGGAGCATCTTTGGACGAAGAATTAAAGAATATAAAGAGGTCTCTTAAGGATAGGTACGAGAAGAAGACCAGATTAATCTCAGAGAATCTCTCCATATTAGACGAGTCTAATATACAAGATGAAGATAAACCGATCTAAATATTGAGTTTTTATCATATAGACACATATTTATAATTAACAAAAGTATGAAGAAGCTGAAACACTCTAAGTATAAAAATGCCGGTATTTTATTTGAGCTACTTGTCCGTCAAGTGACCGCAGACATTCTCAACGGCAACGAAGACTCCAAAGCAAATAATATATTGCGAAAATATTTTTCGGAATCGACTGAGCTGGGGAAGGAAAATAGATTGTACCGGATTATTTTAGAAGAAAAAACCAAGGACCAGACTTCGGCTGACAGACTTTTAGAAACAATCATCAGAACCCGCACTAAACTGGATGAGAAATCATTAAATCTACAAAAGTACAATCTGATAAAGGAAATCGGCGCAAATTATCCGTTAGAGGATTTTTTGGTAGGTAGCATCACGAATTATAAATTATTAGCATCCATATATAAAGTATTCGAGGAATCTGTTAATTCTGTGCAATGCGACCCTCGGGATATATTTAAAGCCAGAAATTGTATAGTGGAAAGTATTGCCGCGCCAAAGACTCCAACTCGCGCAATAAACGAAGACGAGAAAAAGGATTTGATGCAGGTATATCAAAGACAGAACGAGGAAGTAAGATTGTTGGCGTATAAACTATTGATTGATTCGTTTAATGTGAAATACAAGGGACTTGACGATAAGCAGAAAATTCTTATCCGGGAATACATCAATAATATAAGTAATACAAACTCTCTGCGTCAGTATATCAATCAAGAAATCCCAGTAGTTCGAACAGAAATAAATGAACTTAAGGCCCGAGTTGGAAACGAAATTGTGCGAATAAAGCTCGACGAGACGTTAAATCAGTTGGATAAAATCTCCAAAGGTACGCTGGTTAAGGAGAGTCAAATCACCGCACTGATGTTGAGTTACGAGCTTATCAAAGAGTTAAAGAATTTAAAATAATCATATGACAAAGTCACAATTAAAACAACTTATTAGCGAAGTAATTCAAGAGTATAAAAGCACCGACGCCGAGTTTCAAAGCAAAGCTGCTGGTATTGCGGCAAGTAGAGGTAAACCGGCCCAAGCTAGTAGATTTGCGGACAGAGCCGATACCGCAAATTTAAAAAACGCAGTCGGAGATAATAAAAAATTATTCAATATTCGTATAAACGACGTGTGGCCATTTTCTTGGCTGCGCGGAGGTAAGATTTTGTTAATTGCCGGTACAAAAAAGTCCGGCGATAGCACTTTACTAAAATTTGCTTATTCCAGAGATGGTAGCGATGACATACTACAATTTAGAACACGTGAGCCAAGTCAAAGCACAAAACACGGGTTTATCAGAATTTTTCATGATAAAAATCAATTTGATGCTGTCGCTACAATAGACGGAAAAGAAGCAAGGAATATACAATTTGACAGACAGGGAGTGATAACCATTCATAAAATAACAGGCATTCCTACCAATATAATTCCAAGGATAGAAAAATAAAGAAACTAAAACATGAAAAAATCACAACTAAAACAACTAATCAGAGAAGTGATCAACGAAATCCATGGACTTCCCGAGAGTGAAATTCTTAAAAATTGGGCAAAAAAGAACAATCCCGATATAGATGTAGTAGATTTTACCCAATGGGCAATGAAGAAATATAATTTTAAAACCGCCGAAGAACTTGATAAAAAAATAGAAATAAGCTACGAGGACATACCGGACTATGTCGACGGTGATCGTAATAGGCCCAATGTTCACGGTAATTATGAAAGAGAGTCAGATCATTTTAAATTTCTTTCTCGTATTTATTCAGGATATGAAAAAGATGTGAAGAATAAAACTTGGATTCCAAGAGCACAAAGATAAAATGTCAAACGACGTCAAAAAAATCATTCGCGAACTTGTTGAAGAAGTCATCGAAGAAATGACAGGTACTAGTGCCGTTGCTGGCGTCAACACTCCAAATTGGGGCCGAAAAAAAACTAAAGGTTCTGAGGCTACCGTTGGATTGGATGGATATACCTTGGTAGGCAAGGAAGAAAAGTCTACCGTGGAGGAAAAAGAATCTGGTGACAGTCTTCCAATGTTGCGCAGAGAGTTGACAATAGTTGAAGAAGGTAAAAGCAAATATAAAAATTTCAAGGACAGCGACTTGATGAAAAATCACCGAAAAGTATCATTGGGAATAAAAGAAGCAAAGAAAATGTTGGGCGAGGTTGAATATTTACTCGGCATTTGCGAACGCCTAAAAAATGAATGTGATATTCCGATGGAAAATTTATGGAAAAGTACGGCACCGGATATGAAAGAAATGCACACCCGAATGAAAAATATAGCCAAACGTATACACAAAATTGGAAAATAATATGAATATCAATCTCGCTGAACTAGCAAAGAAAATTTTAAACGAAAACACATGGGGTGATGGCCCATCCGCCGGTGCACCTACGGCACCGGGACGCTCTCCTACGGCAGTCACTCCGCCACCAAGTCCAAACAATAAGGCAGTGGATATCTTGTCCGATTTTAATAATTTTAAAGCCAAAGTTCAAACGGAGGAAGATAAAGTAAAGAAACAGTTCGTAGATTCTCTATCCAAAACATTTCTGAACAAAAATGTGATGGCGAAAGCTTCCAGAGGTTCTATGGACCAATATATTGTGAAAGATTATACGTTCACAGTGACTGCAATTGACGTTCGATATGTTCACAGCAAAGATAAATACTATGTCGTATTCTCAGGTACGGATGATAAAGGTCAATCGGAATATTACATAGAAGATTCTAAAATACAGGTAGATTTGACCCCGGCGAACGCCGGAACCGGTGCAGATTTGCCTCCACAAGCTCCAATACAAGAAAGCGGATTAAGAAGTTTGGGCGGACTTGTGTACCCACAAGCATTTAATCTTGTGTCAAAAAACAATTTAAAAGGAAAGTAATATGAGTAAACAACTTCTAGTAGATTTCATGCCTTTCGACATTACACCAGAAGTGTTGAACGAAGCCAAAAACCACACCTCCGGACCATTCACCTTGAAAGGTCCATTGCAAAAAGCGGGAGAAAAGAACCACAACGGTCGTATATATCCACGCCCAGTTTTGGAGCGCGAGGTTGAAAAATACCAACAGATTATTAAAGAACGCAGAGCATTGGGCGAGCTGGACCACCCAGAATCCTCTGTCATCAATTTGAAAAATGTCTCTCACAACGTGGTGGATTGTCATTGGCAAGGTGACACTGTCATGGGGACTATAGAGATTCTTACAACTCCCAGTGGAAATATTGCCAGAGATTTAATTCGCAACAATATTCGCATTGGCATTTCTAGTCGTGGGCTCGGTTCTACTCGTCAAATCTCGGAAAATACTGTTGAAGTTCAAGAGGACTTTGAGTTGCTGTGCTTTGACCTTGTATCTTCTCCGTCCACACGCGGAGCATATATGAATTTAAATGAAGGTAGATTGCGTGAGAACAAAAACTTTTTGATAGACCGCACCGAAATCGACAAGTATATGAAAATTGAAGGATTGGTAAGAGATATTTTATCCGAGATTCGTTAATATATGCTAGGCACCGCGAAGGTTTATCAAATTAATATATATTTATAACATATGAGCAACAAAATTACTAACCCATTCCTTAAGCAATTGATATCTGGCATTGCCAGCAATGCAAATTCTGGAAGAATAACTGACATTAGCTGGGGAGCTTTGGCCGAGGCAAAAAAGAACAAGAAATCTAAAGTATTGAAGCGCGAGGCCGTCGAAAAAAAGCCCGGTGAAGAGGATGTAGATGCACAACCAAAAGACCAAGGAGCACCAGATGCACAACCAGCCGAACAACCACAAGAATCTCCCCCCGGCGCGATGGGGAGCGAAGCGCCGCAGCAACCGGACACAGGTGGCGGTAACCAAGATACGCCTACTGACGCCCCTGCGGGAGATGCACCAGCCGGTGCAGATTCGGCACCAGAAGAATCCCCCGAAGAAGCAGAGGCTGATGCTACTAAGGCAAAGGCCGAACTAGAAAAAGCCAAAGCCGAGAAGGACCAAGCCGAACAAGAAATTGAAAACCAATCATATGTTAAATTAGATTCAGGTCCGGGCACCCAGTATTTATTGGGCAAGATTTTGAATCACGCCTTCAAGACCAATACAATCGACGCGTTGGCGGGAGAAATGTCTCAGAAGTTAAAAATCCAGACCCCGGAAGATATGGCATTGTTTTCAAACGATGTGGCCCCATATAGAGTTTTGCCCGGTATGGGAGAGTTGCTAACCTCCATGAACACAATGGTAACTAAAAGCGACAAAAATCCAGAAGCAGACCAAGAAACACCAGCGGAATAAATTATATGAATATATTAAAAATGAGACCGTTGATTGAGGGTATGGGAACTTTAAATCCAAACCCACAACTCACTCCTACCAACGAAAAACAATGGACCCGAGAAGAGAAATCTACCGCATTGGAAGCCATCGGTGGATACAACCAACTCGGAGCACAATTGCGCCGCGAGCATAGTTTGATGGAACTTGCTTACAATTTAAAAGAAATTACCAAGCACGCTCACGGACTGGCTATGCACGAAACCGAAAAAGGTGGAGATGACAGTTGGTTTGATAAGAACGTCGTCACCAAAAACATGCAAAATTTGGAAAAATATGCAGATGAACTGACGAAGTTTGCTAAAGAGGCAAATGCACTACAACAGCGCATGGAAGCCGCGTACGAAGACATCGGGCATATATTATCTCGTTATTTTGAAATCAAGAGTTTAGATGAAGGTACGCCGATAGCAGTTTCAAAGATTGGAAGAAAATAAATAAAAAAATTCAAGTATTTTATATTTTTTCATATATTGGTATATATTTATTTATTATAAAATGCACTAACTCTTTGGTGCGAGGCAGATAAAAACTTTTTTGAAACTCTTAATAGTTTCACCAACAACAAGGATAAAAACTATTATGTCAGATTTACTCAAACAAGCAATAGCAGACGCAAAAGCAGTCCGCGCCACTGCACTATCTAACGCAAAATTTGCGCTCGAAGAACAATTCGCCCCAATGCTACAGAGCATGTTATCGGAAAAACTCCGCAATGAATTGAATGCCGCCGACGGCGCACAAGATAATACTGACGGCAACACCGGCGAAGAAGTCGGACAAGCTCCGGCACAACAGGTTCCCGGTGAACCAGATGGAGATGAAGCCGGACAATTGGGCGGACCTCTCGACCAACCGGGCGCAATGGGACAAGTACCAGAACCCGTCGATGGAGCCCCATTCGGCGGTGATGCCCCAGTCGGACCAGACGCAGATGCCGAGCACCCGATTGCGCCAATTGGTGCAGCAGGACAGCCAGCAACACGCGCACCAAGCGCACCAGCACTCGATCCGACACCAATGTCGGGACAAGAAGACGAAAGAATGGAAGAAATTTTCGGAGAAGACCCACAACAATCAGACCTAAACCATATGAACGAAAGTGACGCAGATTATAAGAAAACAACCGCCGGACACAAAACAGCAGACCCCGGCAAGAAGATGGTTGTAAAAGCAACATCTATGTCCACAAAGGGCTCACTCCCGCCCGGAAAGAAAGAAAATACAGCGTCTACTGACTATAAGAAGACCGCGACAGGAAATCAAATCAAGAACATCAAAGCTTCCGGCACAGAAGACCCACAGGGCGCTTCCAACGAAGTTTCCGATGGTCTTAAGAAAACCGATTCAGGTACGTCCGCTCTCAAGGAGAATGACGTAGTCGATGAAGCTTCACTGGATGAAATTCTCAAGGAATTGGAAGATTCCACAAATGAAGTCAATTGCGCCGACCCAGTCAATGAACTCGATGAAGAAATCTCGTTGGAAGAGATTCTTGCGTGTGACGACGAAGCCGAACAAGTCACCGAAGGAGAAGGAGAAGTCCCACCACAATTCTTGAAGAATATCAAGAAACCGGAGGGCGACGAGGGCGACGAGGACGACGAGGACGACAAGGACGACAAGGACGACAAAAAAACCGTCAAAGAAAACATTTCGTTGAAAAAGGAACTAGCAGAATACCGTAGCGCAGTTGTTTATCTACGGGACCGTATCAATGAAGTTACACTGCTCAATGCCAAGCTGCTCTACACGAACAAATTGTTCAAGCAACACAGCCTAAACAATGAGCAAAAACTAAGAGTAATAGAGTCATTTGACCTCACGAAGTCGGTTCGTGAAGCCAAGCTCGTATACGCTACGTTAGCCGAATCATCTAATTTCGGTGGAAAAAAGACAGTTGTGGCACCAGCCCCTAAGAAGGTCATGTCACAAACCGTCAAAACCATCACCGAAGGACTCGCTAGCAAGCCAGTTGCATCAACCAAACCGACAAACCCAGCAGTTTTGACAGAAGGAGCCATTATGGCAAACCGCTTCCAAAAGCTAGCCGGTATTCGTAAGTAAACCAAAAATCAACACCTAATTATAGGAACAAACATTATGTCAGACATCAAATCACTACTCAGCGAGACATCGAACCCAATGGTTCAACTCATGTCCCAAACCCGTGGCCTAGTCGCCAAATGGGAAAAAACTGGTCTTCTAGAAGGCGTCAAGAACGATATGGAAAAATCCCATATGTCTATCCTTTTGGAGAACCAAGCAAAACAACTAATTGATGAAGCTACCCGCACAGGTACCTCCACCAATTCCGAACAATGGGCGGGCGTTGCTCTTCCACTAGTTCGTCGTGTGTTCGCCGAAATCGCGGCCAAGGAATTCGTCTCGGTTCAACCGATGAATCTTCCTTCCGGTCTAGTATTCTATCTGGACTTCAAATATGGTTCCAACCAAGCCGGTAAGCCAGCCTTTAGCGGACAGTCGCTATTCGGTGGCACAGGCACAAAGTTGGGCAGCACCGACAGCGCAACCAACGGTCTATACGGCCAAGGTCGCTTTGGTTATACCATCAATGACCAGACCACAACCGTCACTGGCACAGCCAGCACCGGTTCGTTCCTCGACGTAAAGTTCGTCCCAGAACTTTCTTCGTCCGTTTCCGACAAGGAAATCTTCCGCGTTACCGCCAACTTGAACAGCACCGGTTTTGATGCTACTGGCATCCGTGCGTTCACAGTTTCCGGTTCCGGAATTGTTGATTTCTACCCAGCATTCACAACGGTCTCCGGCGACGTTGTAACGTTCGTTGTTTCCGGTTCTGCAATCGGAGCTACTCCTTCTATCCTAGTTGCTTACCACAAGCAACCAGAGGCCACCTCCCGTGGCGACTTCGAAGACCAAGGTTCCGGATTGCCAAATGCAACCGGCATTGCTAACGACATTGGTATCCCAGAAGTTAACTTGGAGCTAAAGAGCGAAGCCATCGTGGCAAAGACACGTAAGTTGAAAGCCGTCTGGACACCAGAGTTGGCACAAGACTTGAACGCCTACCACTCCATTGACGCCGAAGCCGAGCTAACTGCTCTGTTGTCGGAGTACGTCTCGATGGAAATCGACCTCGAAATCCTCGACATGTTGGTAACTGCTGCCCCTGCCGCAACAACCGAATACTGGTCCGCCCGTATCGGAACTGAATACAACGCCAACTTGGGCGGATTCTATGACACTGCTGCAAATCGCACAGCTTATGTAAAGAGCACATGGTTCCAAACACTTGGAAACAAAATCCAAAAGGTATCTAACAAGATTCACCAATTGACATTGCGCGGTGGAGCTAACTTCCTAGTCTGTTCTCCGGACGTTGCTACCATCATCGAATCCATTCCGGGATTCAGCACCAACACGGACGGCGACCAAGCCAAGTTCGCGATGGGCGTTGCCAAAGTTGGCGCTCTAAACAACCGTTGGACCATCTACAAGAATCCATATATGACCGATAACGTCATGTTGGTAGGTTTCCGTGGAACAAACTTCCTAGAAACCGGCGCTGTATATGCTCCATACATCCCACTGATTCAAACACCGTTGGTGTATGACCCAGTGAACTTCACCCCACGTCGTGGCGTGATGACACGTTATGCCAAGAAGATCTTACGTCCTGAGTTCTACGGTAAGATTGTTATCGGCAACTTGAACGAAGTCTAATCAACTTTGTAAGGAATAACCCTCAATCAAAAGCCCCCTCGAAAGAGGGGGCTTTTTTATTTTCTAAAATGTTATAAAAAATTGCTCAATTTGTTCGAGCTAACGTAATATGCGACTCACCGTGGAATTTTCTAACGTCTTCCAACTTAAAATTTTCAATTAATGGAACGAATCTTTTAATGTAAAGGTTGGCGCGATTATCTTCCTTGGCAGTCATTGTCAATCGCAATATCTCGTGATTGTCATCGTCAAATTCAACAAAACTATTTGTTATGTCAATGATGGTGGCAAATATTCTAAGCGCATCTCCGGTTTTGGTCAGTCCGATATTTAATTTGTTTGTTCCGTCCGATTCCACTCCTTCGTGGACTCCGAACGCTATTTCCCACGCAGTGTCATCGAATCTACTTTGCTTGGCATACCACATATAATCAACGCCATGGTCAGTTTTGAATCTTATTATTTGAACGGGACTTAATACATCTTTTTTATAAGTTTTCCCTGTTTCTTCGTCTTCGTAGTCAATTTCTTCGGTTGCAAATGAATGTTTGTATTTATAAGGCGAATCAAGAACTTCGTTGAGAAGATGTTTCAATAAAATCATACTTATAAATATAAAGGCCATTTGAATATCAAACGGCCCGCGTACTAACGCAAATTGTCTCGAATCTTATCGACGATGCAAGTGACGCATTCTAACTCCAATGTGCCATCCAATCGTCGGATAGCTATAATAATATATAGGATGGTCGTGAACCACAATCACTTGTGGGGGTGGGCATTGAACTATACGGTGGCGTGGTTCGGATGGTACAACCATGCAACCACCGAGAGTTAAAGAAAATAATGCAATCGCCACAAATTTTAAATATTTCATATATTACGATTATGACTTTACTAAAAACTAGATGTTCCGTCAATACTATTTTTATGACGGATACGCGATAATCTCGATGTTCTTAGGCCCGAATTTGTCGGGATTCATATTTTCCCACGTAAAACTAATACGGCTATTTTGTATCTGTATCGGGTCTGTTTTTGGGTCAATTGATTTTCTACTGTATGGAAGCAATCTCTGCCCCTTTTCTCCTAGTAATAAATCCCCAGTGACCATGTCTAATTGAAACCCGACCACATCCAACGCTTGCGTAATTATAGTTAATACTTTTCCTAGACTATCTACTTTTTTTGTGCCGCCGAGTTCGGGATGCTTATGGAATTCATTGGATATTCTTTTGCGTTCTGGTTGAGTTATCTTTGATATATCACTGGCTTCTGTGACTATTTCGTTTAATATTTCAGTTAATTTCATATGTTTTGTAAATTATCCCAATCCATTTTTCCACACATTTGGGTCTTTGAGATACGTGTTATAAAATTCAGCATTGCGCCCCAATTCTTTTTTTGTTCCGCCGAATGTACCAAATCTCTTATATTCCCGTTTAGCTTTCGACAAATCTTTGAATACTACGGCTTTTACCATTTCTGGAAATTTTCTAACAGTTCCTAAATTATATGAATAATCTATTAACATTTCCCATTGGTGTTGTGAAAGGTTGGTAGGCAGGCGATTATTTTTTAAATAATTCTCAACTTCCGTTTTTGCTTTTTCTATATCATTTTTCAATAACGCCATGACTTCCTGTTCAGTCAAACCATTTCTGAATTTAGCCATATCGTCTTTTGCGGTTATTTTGTGACCATATCCAATGTCCCAACTTTTTCCACCTTCGACCGCCGGGTGAGGGTACCACTTTCCGTTTTTGAATCCCTTTTTTATATTGTTCTCTACCCGTTTCAAATATTTTATAAAATTCGCAGAGACTTCAAATTTTTTTGCCGTGCTCATTCCCGTGAAATCTGTGTTTTTTGGCACATATGGTTCCATACCTTTAACGTTCTTGTACCCAGCTGGGTCGGCATATGCCACATGTACTGGTGGCGTTAATTCGTGTGCACTGTATGGTGCTTTGTCTGCCGGTGGTTGGTAATCCTCTTGGACTTCGTCTTGGGCCATTTTTATTATATTACTCTCCCGGAGCAAATCTTTAAGTTTAATCATACACTGATATAAATATAACAGAGACCAAGAAAGAGTATATACCCGGTCGTTTTATTTACAATAGCAGAGTAAATAGGCAACGATGATATATTTATATAATATGCCAGACACATCCATAACTTACAACGTTGACCAAGACAGAGTTCGTTGGCCGGGGTCCGGTTCAGCAATCGTAACGGGAAGTACTCCATTTGGATTTTTTGAACTCGACCCGGTGTTTAAAACAGACGCACCGGCAGCGGCCCGCTGGGCGGCTACCCGACTTGGGTACCCAATTACCGACATAGAAATGATTGATTCCAATTTTTATGCATGCTTCGAAGAAGCAATATTCGAATATAGTGCACAGGTGAATCAGTTTAACATTCGAAATAATATTGGGGTTTTGCAAGGAACTTCTGTAAGCACAAACATCACACAGACTAATGTTGTTGGTAGCGGTCTTCCATATATAATAAAGCTTGCACAAGGATACGGCACGGAGTTTGGCGTTGGTGGAACTGTTGACTGGAAAAAAGGAAGCATAAATATATCAGCCGGAACCCAGTCCTACGATTTACAATCTTTGTGGGGAGATGTCAGCGAGAGTTACAACCGCATAGAAATTCGTAGAATATTTCATGATATGCCACCAGCAGCGGCACGCATATACGACCCATTCAGCATGACTGGTATGAGTTACAGCAATGTATTGAATGAAATGGGATTCGCGGGATATTCCCCAGCCACTCAATTTTTGATGACTCCAATATTCGAAGATTTGCTTCGTATGCAAGCTATCGAATTTAATGACATGGTAAGAAAGTCGGGATACGGATTTGAGTTGGTCAACAACAAAATAAAAATTTTCCCAATCCCAACATATTCGATGAAACTATATTTCCAATATTTGATTGGGGCCGAGAGAGATGCTCAAGGCATATCTCCGTCCGGTTCATATTACAATGCATCTGGATCGGCTGTGTCATCGACCGTGATTGGAGATTATAGTAATGTTCCGTACAATGTAATACCGTATGCAAGTATTAATTCCGTGGGTCGCCAATGGATTCGCAAATATTTTCTCGCTCTGTGTAAAGAAGTGTTGGGAAGTATCCGCCAGAAATATCAAACTATTCCAATTCCCGGCGCAGAAGTTACCTTGGACGGCGGAGAATTACGCCAAGAAGCGGCGGCAGAAAAAACCGACTTGATGACACAATTGAGAGAAAATCTCGAAGCGACCAGTCGTAAGGCACAACTCGAAATTCGCGCCGCCGAGGCTCAACAATTGCAAGACACATTGCGCATGGTCCCACTTGGAATTTATATAGGATGAGACCATTTTCATTATTAAACCAAGTGCTGACGAAGAACGAAATCAAGCTACTAGGATTCGTTGGCATAAAAAAGACTCTCAATCCGAGAGATAAATTTACTTCACTTGAACGTAAATATTACGACATGTTGAACGAATTGGGTGTATGTTTTATTACGCAATATCCAATGGGAGGAAGATATTATGACGCATTTCTTCCGGACCAAAATATTTTGTTTGAATTTGATGGAACATTTTGGCATCCGTTAAATGAGGAAGATTGTAAATATCCATTCCAACGAGAAAGTATGAAAGTGGATAAATTGAAAACTAATATGGCCAAGCAGAGTGGCATAAAAATAATAAGAATTAGAGAAGAATCTCCAATAACAACCGACCAAATGAGGAAACTAATATGGGATTAAGAGGACGTTACTTTTCGCAACGAGATTTAAATTTGGTTGGGCAATTCAATGCCGAGCTAATGGGGGATATTATCGAAAACTTGGTCCAGATATTTAAAATCTCCCCAAACGAGACTGCCACGAACATATATGGAGAAACTTCTCAGGCCACCGGCAAATGGTATATGCCGTCGGTTCAAGTTTCTTCATTGATAGAACGTGCAGACATGGAAGCCGAATATGACGATTTCGGACCAAGTCGTTCACAGAATCATATATTTAAATTGCGAGAGAAAATGCTCCGCCAATTGGAATTTTATCCGGAAATTGGAGATATGATATTCTGGAATGATAGATATTACGAAATAGATAATGTTGTACAAGAACAACTTCTGGGTGGACAAGCTGATAAGAGTCACTCTATCGTGTGCAACACTCACTATACCAAGTATACCTCTCTAAACATAATTGAGAGGAACGACTAACTTATGATAAAATTAAAATCCATCGTCGAGCAAATAAAAAATGAGAATATCGACGCATTTAATCAAGACCTTAAATCTCAGATGAAAGGTATGATTAATAAAATTAAACATAGCGATTATGCGGCTGGCGATGAAATTTTTACTGTAACCGGTGCCCCCGTGACGTTTGTATCGGACAGTATACCGGATAGAAAAACCGGAGAACAACGGGCAATAGTAAAAGACCGGGATGGCGCAACATATGGTATATATTTAAAAAGTCTTACACCAGAACAACCAAGTAAAGAAACAGCTCTCGGCTTTATGGCGGGCAAATATAAAAAATATGAAGAGTTCGTAGATGCTGCTGCAAGGCGTGGATATGATGAAAGCGATGGACTGCAACAAATTTGGGATCAAATAAACAACAAATAATTTATGGCATGGCGTGGCCCAACAAATACTCCGGCTAACAACCCGGCACCAAACAACATAAATCATTCCACTGAAATGTCTGGGATGAAGGTGTCGGAGAATCGTGCGATGAATGTCCGGCGAGACAAAGACACGGAGAAAGATTTCTCGGTAAATTTAATAGATATTGACGGCGCAATATTTACTTACCTAGATACAGTAATAAGTCCGACTATAATCGATTCCGGCAGACAGGTTAAGGTGCCAATAAGCTACGCATCGGAGGAACGTTGGAAATCAATAAGAAAAGATGGTGTAATTAGAGATAAGAACGGAAAAATACAATGTCCGGCAATTGCATACAGGCGCACCACGATGCAAAGAAATGATGGATTGATTACATTCAATCGTTATTTACAATACCCAGTGGAGAAAAAGTTTTCGGAAAAAAATCAATATGATAAGTTTTCTGCTATGTCTGGGTTTTCTCCCGTGAAAGAGTTATATTCCGTTGCAATGCCAGACCATGTTATTATAAATTATGATTACATCGTGTGGACGGATTTGGTAGAACAAGGAAATGAAATAATTCAAGCTATTAATTTTTCAACCGAAGACTATTGGGGAGACAAGAAGAGATTCAAGTTTAGAACTTCTATATCCGACTATAATTTTGAAACCTCGTTGGAAGCCGGACAGGACCGCGTAGTAAAAACGACATTTAGTATGATGGTATATGCATATCTATTGCCAAATAGATATGAAAATTATAAGTCCGTTGTTCAGAAGGCATTCACTCCTCGTAAAATCGTATTTGGAACAGAGGCATCTAACATATCCGCCGCCCCGGATAAAGCCGCGAAACCGGACTTATTCTCAGTCAGTACTATGGATATCCAATCTCCCAGAAATGGTACCCCCATTGGGATATCTCCAAACTCAAACCACGCATTTGTGTCGGATTATTCAGCATATGCAAACTCCGCTGCAACGGCCAGTTATCTTAACGCGTCCGGTTCCGTTACATACGGGTCAATCAGTATTAGTAATGCGGGTGCTACGGGTTCATTCAATACAAACGTAGCGTTGAATGTATCTGCCTCTGGTTATATAGATAGCGTCCCTATTTCTTCTGGAAATGCCGGGAAGTGGCTTATCAGTATCAACGATGGTGGTGCGAATTTTAAAACGAGCGAAATGGTCGCAACTTGGAATAACACTTATATTAAATATTATAACACAGAAGTAAGCCAAATCGGCTCAGTTCCTGTATTTTTATCCGCAGACAACACTGGTGGTAATATTAATATACTAGCAAATCCGATAGCGGGCAATTGGACTATTAAACTTATAAGGATGATGGTTTAATTTGACAACGCACGAATTTTGGCCAAAAACATATCAGACAAAAACGCTACGCTTTTTCGATATAAAAACAATTTTAGGATGGGGCGGTATATTTATATAATATAATAAACATCCATGAGTAACGAACTAATCGTCAGAAATGGCCTGATAGTAGAAGGCGACGGAAATATATCCGGAGATTTGAACGTGTCCGGTAATTTGGTTGTTATAGGAACCGCACAATTAACCGCGAGTTTTGCCATATCATCTTCATACGCAGAAACCGCGTCGTATGCTATTACATATTCCGGAACAAGTGGAACCTCCGGCACCAACGGCACGAGCGGAACGAATGGAACGTCCGGAACCAACGGTTCAAGTGGAACCTCGGGTACCGACGGAACGAGCGGAACAAGCGGAACCTCCGGCACGAATGGAACTTCTGGAACGAATGGCTCAAGTGGAACCTCGGGTACGAATGGAACAAGCGGAACCAATGGTTCGA